CGGGCACGGCCTGATCCCAAATCCATCGTTAGTCCTGAATCCGAACAACGTGACATTATCACCGACCTTGAAATCAACCGGAGATACCTTCGCCGACATCGAACCAGCACTGATACGATTAAACCCAATTCCAGAGGTACCATATTCCGGAATATAAATCTGGTTTGCTGCCAATGCAATTCCGCCAGACGTGGTAGTTGCCGTAGTTGGATCAATACGCTGATATTCACCGCAATTACCAATCTTTTCTATTTCCTTACATGCAGTCTGCGTGTTATTTTCAGACGACAGCGTACGCCGGAAAAAGTAAGTATAGCCACCGATGTTATTTCTGGAGTTAGCGGCAAATCCTTCTGCGCCAGCTCCGATCATGTTATCCAGACCGCCGCCAATCGCAGAATTGGTAGAATTTACGATGTTACTGTTGCCACCGAGTACTGCCGTCTGAGAGCCAGTTGCCACGTTAGAGAATCCGCCAAGAATAGCAGAATTATCTCCATTGACCATATCTCGCTGACCGAAAGAGATCGAATTCTTACTAAACGCAAATGAATCAGTACCGCCTTCGAGAGAATGCAACGGTGCGGTTCCGTAAAGGTTACTGTATACAGCAAGACGGTTTGCGTCCTGTGTGCCCAACAGCACACGGTTCGCATCTACCTGAAATACTTCATCGATATTGAAATGCCAAGTATTACCACCGGCGCTATGATCGAAACCGTCACCAGAATGACCCAAAGTATCGATAGCATAGTAAGCGCTAGGGAACAGATAGGTTTCGTAAGAATCATAGACCTTGGTAGACAGATTCTCGTCGTAAATCGGTGTACGAATGTTCAGAGGAATCGGAGCCGTATTGGTCAACCACTTCGGATTCGTATATTGCTTAATCTTTTCAATCCACTGGTCAGCAGTCGACGTAGCGTTGTCGGCATCCATCCACATGATCTTGGCATGTTTTACCAGCGCCGCATCGACACCGCCCGTACCAGAATACTCATCATTCATCTTCGTACGGATTTCTTCAAACGCAGTTTCATCAAACTGAGTAGCTTCCCATGCCTCGTAGAAATGGTAGAGCTTATAAATATCTTGCCGGGTCAGTTTTACATCTTTACCAGCACGTTTTACGGTAAATCCGTCACTGGATCCAGCAGCCATCGCCGAACGGATAAGCGCATTCAGTACACTTCGAGAGTTCCAAGTTAAGACGTCAAGCTGCTTGGTCAATTCGTGTAGGTTATTCATAAGCGTCCAAAAATCGTTTGTCTCTAGTTTATCAGTTTCCAAGCGACAAAAAATCCGGCGGTTTGCCGGATTGGTGTCTACTTGTGTTTGTCCTCGTATTCGTTCGCTGCGGTCTTAAGTGCAACGATAGCCTTGTCCCTCGGCATCCGTTCCACGGCCTTCATCTGCGACTTCAGACACTTCTTGATCTTTCTGCAGCTGATCTTGGCAAGCTCGTACTTCTTCTTGACCTTGATCTTGTGCGTGAACCAAGTCTTCGTGTACAGATAGATATGCGTGGGCTGCTGTGCGGCAATTCCGTTCAGGAAGGCTTGCGCCTTGTAGTACGGAAGCTTCGAAACCATTCCCACATCTATCATACATGCAATCAAATCAGATATTGACGCCATAGGAACTCCTAGTTGCTATACTGGTACATCGGCATGCCGAAGTCACCGAAGGCACCGTTCATACGACCGACATACTGACCGTTCTGCATTGCGACCGACGCATCCTCGATACAAGGGGCTATCGGAGTCATGTTGCTGTACTCGGCCTTGAGCTGGGCTTCCTTCAGCATTTCCAACTGCTGGTGACGGTCGTATATCTCGGCGTTGATCCACATGTGGGTCGGACGGACATGGGTATTCAGCTTCATCACCTGTTCCATGGCCTTGACGACCATTGGATAGTTCTGTCTGGCGTACTGGTACTTGGCACGGTAATAGTATCCTTCCGGACGGTCTGGAAGCTCGTTAATGAACATCATAGACCGTTCGTCGAGCAGATCGAGCAAGTTCTCCCTCAAAGCTATGTCGCATATCGCCTCCATCGCCTTGGCACGTTCCTCGTTAGTGAAGTCCGGGAACTCGTCGACCGTGATGATGTACCAGTCCAGCGCGGTAAATAAGTCGTTCATGTCACGTGCAGAATTGCCCATGTAGAAGGCTATGCGCTGGGTATGCTCCTTGCGCCATTCCTTCATCAGGCCCTTCACGTTGCGTGCGATGTCACGATAAGTCTTCACGTTGCGGATACGGAACCTCGTAGTGACTATGAAGTTCTCCGGATCCTCGTTGACCATATACTCATGGATCGAGCCAATGAACTTGGCGTACTTCCTCGGAGCGATACGGACACGTGGGAATGCGAACGAAGGGTCAACCTCGGTAAGCATCGTGATACATGCGTGCGGCATCTTGCGAGTGATCTTGTCGAACGCAATACGGACTTCGTTAGCCTTCAGAACCTCGTCATTAACGTCGATCCACATGACATAGTCACAAGTGGCCCTGGATATGGCGTAGTTCTTGGCAGCACCGAAGTCGAAGATATTGTCATCGTCATGGAACTTGCGTCCCACGTTGACAAGTACGATACGAGTGTTGGGGTGCCTAGCCGCCCATCCCTTGATGAGCTCAAGCGTACCGTCCTTGGAACCCGTGTCGACAATGACGTACTCGTTTATAAGCGGAAGTAAAGCGTCGAGACACCTCACGACGCTTTTCTTTCCGTTACGGACAACTATACAGCCACTGAGTGTAGCCATTAGTCCTCGATGATCATCGGATCGAGTGCGGTAATGATCTGGAAGCCGTTACCGTTCACGATTTCCGGGATTTCGGACAGCTTGACCTTCTTGATGGGGAATTCGTCTTCCTCGTCAAGGAACTCGTTACGCTTCTTGTCGATTTCGTCGACTTCGGCGAGCAATTCGGTGTTCTTCTCACGGAGCTCGTTGATACGGGCTATCAGCAGATCACGCTTTTCTGGAGGCATCACCTTCGGATCCGGAGAGTTGAGGATAGTGTCACGAGCTTGGTTGGAAAGCTTACTGAAGCCTTCCTGGACGGATTCGCCGACCTCGTTGATGATGGCGATACGAGTGTTCTCGTATTCGTCCCACTGCGGAGGATACGGATTCGCTTCCATGTAGAGCTTGTACTCTTCCTTGGCGAGTTCACGGTTCTTCACCACGGCATAGTAGAACTTGCCGGTAATGGGAGCCTTGAACGTGGATTCGGCTTGCATAAGAACCATGCCGAGATCGATAACTTTACGACGTGAAATCATCATAGTTAGTTTCCTTTATGTTTCGATATTTAAATTACTCTATTTTCATTTTTTACATGCTGTACACGGCAGAAATACGGTAGTTGCCCGTTAGCCCTAGAGTCAGTAGACTGATAGTCAGAATTTGCTCTCATGATACCAGGATACGGATCATGGCTCCATCCAGATCTATTATAATAACCAGGTATTTCCAATGGCACTAACATTACGGTAGTGTTATAATCATTGACTGTATCTGGACGTGGTATCACATAATTTTGTGTTGCTACGCACATACTGACCGTCTTATCGTTATTCGTCCCACGCAAATCAAACATCGGATAGTTAACGACAACTTCATTATTAGCAGTAACAAACGGCCATTCATAGCTAAATGTGACCATAGCCAGTTTACCGGCAGTTTCCATACCATACATAGTTACGCCATTTTCATTGTTTTTGCTGATATTAACTCCAGTAAATGCCTCCCTATAATTCAGAATCAAATTAACTGGCGTATCGTTAGGAAGATAGGTAATACGTAACGAATACAACTCGTTACTAGAATCCGCATGATAAATAAATCTATATGAAATTTGATAATCCTCATTTGGTGACGAAATCGTATTATAAACACTTTCACCCTCAACATGCGTTCCAGAATTCTGGAATGGATCAATTACATCCAAATACTCTAGCGAGCTATGATCCTTCGTGGTTATTTCAAAGCAGAAGCGCAAACAATAGGTCACATATTGAGTCGAAACCTTGACCGTACGCATTCCATTGGTATCAAAGCCACCGCCAGACATCTTACCCAATCCCACATGCAGCGTACCGTCAAGTTCTTGCTTGTCTTGAACCATAAGCACCATGCCAGCATACGGAGATTTAACTTGCAAGTGATGGATGCCATCTCGATGCAAATCGTCGTACAAATCAAATGCACCATCAGCATTAACCGTAGTACGAGAGAGCTCGTGGGCATCATCACCCCTTTCGATACAGATAATGTCACGTACATTATTTAATGGCGGAATCCACATATTTTGATTGCCATTCGTACTCCAACCAGTTGTACATCCACTTACACCAATTTTCATGAGCATGAAATTAGAATCACTCGTACCATAACCACCTAACGCAATGCCACCAGAGTAAATCATCGGAGCCTTGCACGGCTGATATAGATCGTCACGAGTATAGTTTTGCCATCCGTCAAACGTGTAATTAGAATTATTATAATTAGAAGCACCATACCATGATGAATAGCCAAACTGACGCAAGTTACGACCAACAAAGGCGAAAACGTCACTAAATTCTACTGGTTTCTCTGGCCACCATTGATCAGCCAAGAAATTACCACCATAATAATGATACATATCATCTGTTGCTGGTGATCCAGCATGCGAACCATCTTCATAGGCTTGAACATGCTGATGACCGATCCACCACACATTGTTGAATGTGCCACGAGGTTGATTTCTTGAAGTATTCGTCAACCCAATAGCTCTTGGGCTACCAGCGTTGTGGATAAAGCAGTTATCATATTCAATAAACCGAGATGTACTATCATCACCGATAACAATACTGTTATGGCTGTATGCACCCACATTATTGTCATCACCCAATATAAACATGTTACTTATGTCATGACCAGTCGTGTTATACGCATCAGCTGCCGATAGTCTAGAGTCACCACTATATATCCACGCTGGGTGTTCATTGTTCTTGCCATAGGAAACGTACAACGACACACCCTTTACGTCATAGGTAAATTGATTTCCGTTAGCGTCCTTTGCCTCAATCGTACCATAACCGACGACAACCGCACGATTCTCATTTGCCGCATCAAAATCATAATCATCATTCGCTACGTAAGCTGATGAATATTTCTCGTTAAATTCATCGACAGTGAGCATTTTGAAAGGAACTTGCTGTGGTGCCAATTTATTAATCCGATTACCAATCAGAATCGAATTATTTACACCATACATCAAGTTATTTTCAATACCAAGGGAAACTACGGACTGTATATTTCTACCAGCACGCATCTTATTTCCGGATAGCATAGCATAGGCAATACCCGCATTCGGAAGCCTATGATCATCAAACACGTCATTGGTTTGATTTACCCAAGCATCTGGCTGGAAGGCGTACATCAAATCAACATCACCCATAGCGCACGAATTACCATGTTCAGCATCATTAAAAATCAATGAATACTGTGCCCAGCCAAACAAATCAATTCCACCAGACATGATGTTATACTGAATAGGGGTAGGACTGATGGTTGGATACAATGGATTGTTTGCATTATAGTGATCGGTGTGATAAATACTGATACGACCGATACCAATCGTATTATATACTTTATGATCCACATAAGTGTCACGATGTGTTGCAGCATCTACATCAGCGGAACCCATCCACAAACAGCTCTTCATGTGTTCTATTTCGGTAGTATCATCGACAAAAATAATCGAGTTCTTCGTATCCTCAATAGCCACATGGTCATTCAATTCATCGTTGACCGTTTTTCCGCCCATCAACAAGTTATGCGACGTGTTAGCTCCTAAGATACCATTTTCAGAAAGGTTGAGAGACCAATCACCTATAGCGGCACTTTTTTTGCCCAATAGCATCGAATAGTAACCGACTTCAGCTGTGACTGGTTCAATAATTTGCGGAACGTCGGTTTCATCATCACCTTGATAATGTACACCAGTATCGTCCTTTATCAATGCACGACCATTACGCTTATAGACAACAACTTGACTATCTTCTGGAAGCGTGTCAATGCCACGAACCGCACCGTTACCCGGCAGAACAGAGTCAACGATGTTCTTCATGTAAGGATGCGTATGACCTTCGAGCGCATAACGGTTGTCTTCGTCAACGATACCGCAAGACGACGTGCCAGCACCGGTGTACTGATTGATCTGCTGGCGCAGATAAGCCATCTGGACACCGAGTGAAGTCACCGCCTCGGCAGTACTTGCATTGGCAATCAGCTGGTTCTTGTACCAAGTAATGGCATCGTCCTCGTACAAGTTATAATAGATGGCTGCATCGTCAATGACCTCGCTATCCGGCTTAACAAAATTGATCTGGAAATCAAAGGAATAGTCGCAAATACCGTCCTCTGACATCACGATCGGTGTCGGCAAGTCCATAACAGCCACCAAGACTGGTTCTGAATCGCCGATTACCTGCATCTGCAGATGGTGCTTTGTGCAATCTTCCTTGGCATCTTCTTCGGTATTATAGGCATGCAGCGAGGTCTGTACGGCATAGATACCAACACGGTTGAACTTGAAACCAGCCTTGTAATTAGATGCGGACACTTCAGACAATGTGCCGTTTTGCATACGGTAGTAAGGCGTACTGCGGTTAGAGATCGCATTAAGAGAATTTCTCAAGTCCACTTTAACCGTATACTTGACAGTAGCAACCTTGTTGGTATCGGATTCGGTAGTACTGATAACGTCGTAGTGATCAATCGGGAACAGCTTGGTAACCTTAGCCATGTTACGGCATGCCGGTTCGTAATCCTGACTGTAGCCTTCAGCATTTGTCGGAGCATGGAAACGGTTGAAGTTCGAAACGCTCTGGAGCTGCCAAGACTTGTCAAGGATAGCGTCATCTACATTAGTCACATCATCGCTGAAGGTATTGCCCCTTGAAGCTACATAGTCAAACTTGTCCGCAGACGTAGGAGCCTCGCCGTCGATACCCGGAGTACCAACGTCATAACCTTGAGCCAATGCATGGTTGCTGGAACTATAAGAACGAGTGTCATGCGTAACCGTATCGACCAGCGTAGCATCCAAAGCGGAATAATTCTTCGGTTCACCACCATAGTACAGAGGAGCTGGCAACGGAAGCGTAGCGACCTTCGTGATACCATCACCAGTATCATTTTCACCAACTACAGTTACATGCTCTTCATCAGTGTTACGCAGAATAGCATATTCGACCAAGCCAGCGGTCAGATTTTTAGCACCAGCCAAAGTCAAGTCACGGTTATCGGCAAAGATAACCAGCTGGTTGTTGTCGTTGTCATCAAGAACATAGCGGAATCTCGACATCACGTTTGCCGAGTACATGCATTCGTTAGCCAAATTATATGCCGCCGGATCACTAATGTCAGTATCGATACCGGCCTTTGCCGTAGTCATCGATCCTTGGAACACGTTGTAGATATTGTCACCGCCGTCAGGTGTCAGCGTCGTCATATTGGCGGAAAGTGCGGAACCCTCAGGAACATAGGCCAAGCCATAGTATCCAATCCAATACTGCGATTGACCTTCCGAATGATTCGTATTCAGAAGGTTAAATCCCTCGTTAGTAAGTACAATTTTCTGCATGTATGGTATCCGAATTTTATACAGAAACTAGTTTATCAGTTTCAAAATCGGAACACCACTAGAAATCGCAGTCTTCATCCATGCAAGGGTCTTCGCTCATAGGAATATCGTCATATCCGATCACTACCGTAGATCCAGTAATACGTTCATTACCAGCAAATACCCATATAGGTACGTCCACGGTCTCTGAATATACGACGCGAATACCGTCAAACACCACATTAATCGGCTTACAACGGCGAATCTGCTCCTTCATGCGAGACAATTCCTCGTTACCAAGCAAAACGCTATTGAAATTCTCGTTGTTCAAGACATCGAGAGTAACGTGCGGAGTCGGAACCCATGCGGAATTGGTCTTCTTGGCAGCACGGTCGGCATCAATGTATCGACCGACTTCGTCTTGGCGCACCAGCTTTCCATACGGATCATCCGTGCTAGTCCACATAGTTACAAGTTCACCTACAATACCGAATGTAGCCATGAGCATGTTAATACCAGGCTTCGTACCGCTGAGGGCATAAAACTGAGGCAAGTGGGCGATAGTTTCACGCACCGCTTCCTCTCGTTCGGCACTGTTACGGTAAATATTGCTAGAGCGAATATCGTCAGCCACTGCAGTAATGTCATAGCCCATGAAGCGAGCCAGATAACCGATCAAGTCCAAGTCGATGACGTTAGGATCTCTCAGATAGGCAAGGCGCTCGATTCGTTCTGCTAGCGGATAACCCATGTCGGGAACGCCCTTGAACGAAGGATCCATGTCATTTCGAGGAGCCACAGAACCATAGTCATACTTGGATGAGTATTCCAAATCCACGTTCTGCGTGGTATCAAGATGCTCAATGTACGGATGCTCGAAGTGGTAGTTACGTGCATTGCCATAGCCGACTCGCATTGAACCGACATCATGCGTCACATCGACATCAGTATATGTTACATACTTGAACTCAACTTCGTTTTCGAGGTCATCGCCAGCATCGTATGCCGGATTCCTGGTCATGTCGACGGATATCTCGTCAATCTTAAACGTACGCTTGTTGGTCATAGGGATCCAAGCCGTATTTTCGGTGACACGCCAGCCGTGAATCTCGTCAAGGCAAGTCTGCTTTAACGGAATTACAACGTCACCAGTACGAAGCTTAATGACTTCACCGTCAATGCTCAATGCATATTCGCCACGGAGCTTCGACAAGTTGTACTCATCGGCGATTACTCCACGGTAAATCGAACCAGCAATCATCACCGGATTTTCCAAGTCTACCGTATAATCGTCAACTACGGCAACCACTCTATTTTCCTTAATGTGCTGGTCGATAGTAGCACGAGTAGTGTCGCTGTCAATTTCATAGACAAACGGCACGCTGTCATCAGTACCAGTATCGATCAAGACACGGTCGCCAATACTCAACTTATGTGCATACTTAGTGACAATGCGCGTTGATCCGCCAAGACCGATCGGATTAACAATTGAATTTGAGGTAACATATGACGTCAAGTTGCTCTTCTTGTCCCAGTCATAACTGTACAGCGTATACTTGTACCAACGGCCAACATGCATCAGCATCTGCCTATTGGTAACTGGAGCGATGATGTCATCTACTGGTACACTTTCGTCGATAATAATAACGATAGAACCGCCGTTATTGACTTTCTTAATAGTATGCCAGCCATTGAAAATTCCTTGATTGACATTTTCGATATACACACGGCCTACGCCATCATAAACATTTTCGCCATCAAGTTCGGCCACACGCTTTGACATCTGCAGTTCTGCTTCACCCGGCTTAGACGGATCATAAATGATATTCTTGATTACGAAGCCGTCGCTAATGGCGAACACTGGATTTGTCACGCTCACGTCAAACAAGTTATGACGTGAATATATGGTTGACGGAGTACGGATTGTCGTCGGATCGATAACCTTCCATTCACCAGAGTTCACTTCATACAATACATCGCTCACTGGATTATTGTTCTCGTCGACCAGCACGACAATATCCCCATCGATGGGATATGCGTCTTGATCGTCAATATACGAGCGATCATACGTAATGCTGATCTTGCTAGTATTGCCAATACGAGCGACCAAGTCAGTTTGACCTTCTGGATTGGTAATATACTGGAATACATCGGGTGAAACAACAATTACTTTAGCTTCATCCAGTTCAAAGATTTCGTGATATAGTTCCGACTGGTCAACGACAACCTTGACAACAGCACCGTCACGTAGACCGTGTCCAGCGGAATTGACAGTTACCGTCCAGCTACCGTCCTCATTGACAGTAGCAATCGGTTCTGAGTCGACATCTACCGTAATCTCCTTCGTACCAGAACCATACAGCATTGTAGATTCCGGCAACAAGTGAGCTTGTTTTGACAGATCGATATCGACCGGGCTATTTACATCACCAGCGTAGATTTCCAAGAAACCGGAACGAGACATCGGAGCAACACCTATATTGTCACGGTAGTACAGATATTGACGCTGGTTCCAGCCATACTTCAGTCGTGTATCGTTGACTTTTTTGATATATAGCGGCAGTCTGACTGTCGACATATCTCCAGCATAGTTCGGAGTTTCTTCGTAATCGAGCACCGAAACTGGGCCGCTATACGGCATGAACGCATTGTCCACGACCTTATATCCTACCGAGTAATGAACTATACGGTCTACCATGGCATTATTCAAATTATCGATATCAAGTGGATCGCCACTGGTATCCTTGATAATCTTCATAACTTGATGCGACTTCGGATTGTATACGTAATCGCCATTATTATATGTAGCGGTTTCATCATATTCCAAAACGTCAGTAACCATTCTCAGAAGAGTTACCGACGACGTGCCCTTCAGTTTCGCCAGCATGTACGCTGCGCTAAAGATATTGCCGGTATATGAACGACTATTAACAACGCCGATAACATTTCCGTCTTCGCCAATCTTGACACTATTGAACTTGTACACAGCAACGTCAGTCGGCGTCAACAGCGACACGACATCCATAGGATCAATCTGCAATGTAGCCCCTATTGTCGATGCAAATCCTACATGGACAATATGGTTATCATCTTGTTCAACTTCCTTTCGATCTATCTGCAACAAGGTTTCTTTTGTAATCTCCATAGTTGCTTGATCTAAGTGCGATACAACAACATACATGCCTTCCTTGATATTACCAGACTCATCGATGTAAATATCATAGTAGGCATCGCTTCCTTCATAATGATCCTTGATATAGCCAGCATGGCAATCATAAATCATAATGCTATCATTACCAAGTGCTTCGTTGATATTGACCGAACCACCAGAAATCGTAATATTGGTCAGACCATTGGAATACCTAGACGATTCCACCTTAACGATTTCAGGAGATTTTCCATATCTCGGAGATTCCGGGTCATTATTTTTGAAGACCGTCGAATACAGATGCATGTCGGTATATATTTTCGTCGTATGATTCCCGGACAGCGTAATCGTCTGCGTAGATGCTGGATAGACTTTTCCAGTAAACAATACATTATTTTCGACACGTTCGACTTCATTTGCTTGGATATCGGCATTCACACCAACATGGAATGTATCGACGCCAGTAATTTCATCCGGTTCCCACTTGATCATCGGACAGCTGTCCGCATAGTTAGGAACATATACACTTTTGGCAAGTGGAATCAAAACTAGCACCGTCGGCTTTTCGGCAAACTTAGTATCAAGCTGTGTATCTGTACCAGACACATTCACCAAGTCAATATACAGAGCACCAGACTCGATACGGCTTTCCTTGGTTAAATTTCCGTTCATGCGGTATACGCCAAGCGATTCAGACCCTTGCATCACATAGAACAATGCATTGTTATACACGCCTGTGAACGTATCGGTATACACACGGTAAAATCCAGATTTCTTCTCGACATTCGTGATACGGTATTTATCTACCGAAGGCGTCGTCAGAGTATCCGGAGTAGCCATGTAACCTTCATCCGTAAGACCAGAAATGTTATGGCCGCTGGTGTCACGGAAATAGAACATACCGCTAGGGAAGTTTCCTACCCAGTTAAATCCGTTATCCTTTGCAAACTTGATGTAGGTGTTATACGAATCGCTGGTTGCGCTTTTCAGATTATAGTAATCAACAAAAATCGTGTCTTCAAGACCATCATTGTCAATATCGTAAACCGCATTACCCGATGCAGCAACACGCTCAATCGACGTAATTGTAACCGGCAAACAAACTTCATAATACACGATGCCATCATGCGTTCCGCCATATCGACGTAAAACCTTACCTACATCAGTAATACCGAACTGGATGGCGGTCGTAGGGTCATTATAGGTATCAGTGAACGGATCTTGAGTGGTTCCCATCGGATCCTTCAATAGCTTATCCGATGCCTTCACATAATAATATGCTACAGTTTCCTTCATAGGTCTCTTACTGTAGTTGACATACACGACATCACCGTCATCAAGTCCAGTGCCTACTCGGCTACGAGCTGCAGAAATACTGTCAGCGATTTCATCCAAGTCGACCGTAATCGTACGCTGATATTCGGCGGTAGAGTTCCCGACAATTACGTTACTCTTGATATTATTTCGTGGAACCGACAAGTACATGACCTTCTCGCCACGGTCTCTGGCGAGCTGGAACATATTGCATAGACGTTCCATCCAGCGCATCACCATCTTGCTGTCCGAACTTGTGCAGACCTTGATCAGCTCAAACTCATCAGTCGTCTCGACATTACGATATGCGTTGTTGATATAGTCGGACATAACTTGAAGATATGTCACCACATCCGGTTCAGACCGTAGGAACTCCGGCAGATAGCCGATGAAATCGGTATACCTAAATTGACCATTCTTGTTATATACTATCGGATTCATGAATCATCCCCTAGTCGGTTAGCAACACGGAATCAAGAGACACCGTCAAGTCGATTTCGTCGGTCGGTACAACAATCTGCACAATCTCGTTATCGTTGGTGTACTTCGTGATATTACCGTTTTCGTCAATCAGATTCTTTGTAATGTAGTAGGCCAGAACATTGCGAACCAGCTTAATGTAGTTCAATCCGTACTTGATATAGTCATAGAGTACGGAACCGTTTACTTCAAACATCGAATTGATGGTGTCGGTGTCCTTGAATGTTACGGAATCCGGGCCAAGCTCCCATCCTTTGATAGTCTGGATAACATTATTTAGCTCTTCAGCCTTCGGCAAATTGCCAGCCTTCGAGTAAGCAACAACTTGGTCATGGATAGGCGTATAAATCTGCTGCATTACTTGATCCCAGATATAAGATACAAACTTGTCAACGTCCATATCGGTGATGCGGTCATAGTTGCCAGCAATAAAGTTATCATAGTATTCGCTGATCAACTGTTGCAGTTTTGCTTGTGACGGCAATGTAAATGTTTCGGTCTCAATTTTCTTGGTATACGGGCCCACCACGGTATATTCCAGATTGAAGTCACCACCATCTGGTGTTACAGAGCCAGATGTGAGATATTCGCCAGTCACCGGGCTGAACCACTGCAAGTTGCCAAGATCAAGCTGATTGTACTGCGAGTCGACCGGAGCGAATGTCACGTCAACGCCTTCAACCTCGGTCAAGTTATGCACGATGGCCTCGATACGAGAACGGTACACAGGAGCCGCAAATTCGGTATTGTCGTTAAGATACTTGTAGATAGCGTTCTGAACACGTTCCTTGACATCGGTAAAGTTATTTCCACGATACAAGGTAATGTCCAAGTGACACTGAACTTCATGCACGCTCGGATACACATAGTTATGGAATCCGCCTCCTACAGTCAGCATACCACGCTGGTTGAGTGCAGTCATAACTGAATACAGTTCAGATCCAGTTTCGACGAAGTCAAGCGGTGTCAGCTTTGCCGAATACACTTGGTAATCAAGCGGGAATTTTGGCATAACTGCGTTCATAATTTCGCTCTTGACCTTATTGGTCACATCTTCAGAACCGCTGTTGTAGCACACGACACCGGCAAACGACTTTTCAATTTCATCCTTGACACGGTTAGCCATTGCCAAGTGGCCAGTATCCAAACCGACCTTGGAGAGTTCGCCATAGTCATACTGCCAAGTGTACATCAGACCGTTGATCTTGAAACCGTCGAGGAAATACTCGTTCGACGTAGTCGGATAGTAGTTGTTGTCCTTCTTGCGGTACAAGCTCTTGAGCACGCTGAATCGGATCTGGTTCATGAACTTGACGTCGATGTTGCCATTAAGCAGCTTGGTATTCAAGATATCCTCGCCGTATGCAGTAGCGTACTTCACGTCAGCGTAACGGCGCAAGAAAATCTTGTAGCTCATACGGTTCACGAGCTTGTCAAGCGAATTGAAAATATACGGAGCATCGGCCTTGATAGATTCGATAGACTGGATATCCAAACCGCTACGGATATCAGTAGTCAAGGCAATGTTCAAGTCCTCGACCGTGATGTCGCTCTCGGTTCCATCACCTTGAGTAATGACAATCCTGGAATCGCTAGTCGCTAGCACGCTACCAGCCACGTCCAGCAAGTTACCGCCTTCACCCATCGTAGAGAAGTAGGTCACATTGATCAAGCCGTACGGAATTGCAGACTTGAGGCCGTCACCGAACTTCAGCTGCACATTGCCATCGTTTGCCGTAGTTAGTTCAACGCTGTAGTTGTCGGTATAATTGTCCTGACCTGTAACGAACTTGTCGATATCGTTCAGAATGTTTTCCTTGGCTGGATCTATCAATCCACGACGAGAGATACGCCAGTACAGCTTGTCATCGGAAACCACGCTAGGATCGACATTATCCATCAACGTAGCATCGGAAGTCACCGTCGTGAACGCTGCTGCACGGTGGGCTACGTTACCGTCGTCATCGAAGTTAGGGTCATTATCACCAAAGTAATCGGAGAAAGTGGGGTCGTTGATGATATGGATCTGGTTCTGCTTGCCAGTAGACACGAGAGTGACAGTCTTGAACTGACCTTCGGCAACTACCGACTTTCCGGACACCAGCGTCATCAAGCCAGTATTCGACGTGTCGGTATTGCGGTTGTAATAGAATTCCATGTCGTCCATGGCGGTAAGGGTCAATCCGCCGAGCTTGAACTCGGTTCCCTTCGGAATACGGACACGGATGCTGTTGTACTTGCCAGTCTTAGTGGCTGCAATACCGATACCAGCCTTTGCCGGAACCGGGCGGCGAACGCTGTAGCCAAGCATGCGAGCGTTTGCGTAGATGGACGGTACCGACGTGGACGAAGGTTCCATGAAGGCGTTCATGAAGCCAGATTCGGCATAGTAACCCATAAGGTCGCTGGTGCCGGAGAACAAGTCGATCATCAGTCGCCCATAGGCACTTTCAGAAGAGTCGGCAAGATTGCCTCCCTTAGCCTTCATAATCGTCACGAGCTGTTCACGGATAGACTCGAACGATATCTTTGCGTACTTGCGTTGGTCTAGTGCATTGCTTGCCATAAATACCAGTTCCAATTAGTCGTATGCAGTTTATCAGTTTTTGAACGGTGGCCATACTGATAAACTGACATACGAGGTTACGAATGCCAAGTTTAACGCTACATCTGTCTGGAAACGTTCGTGCGGCCAGCATGGTCGTCCCAAATTTCAGTGTACTCGCATCGGTATCGAGGCCGTTGTGGAACGACCGGCTTGGCGGTTTCGTTGAACGGTCTGAAAAATCGCAGATCAACCACCCGGACTTCCAGCACGACACCCGTCTCGGCATGGGTCACTACTACCGCAACGAGAACGCATTCCGTGACCATGAACGGTACAACATCATGGCAGCGGCGCAGATCAAGCGTCAAGGCACACAATTCAAGTATTACACGACAACCTACAACACACAAGCCGATCCGCTGTTCCACGAGGACAACAGCAGAAATATCGACCGTATGTTCGATGTGCGTGCTACTATAACATTCACACCGCAAAACGAACTGTATGCCCGATTCGGCATCCAGTACACGGCAAAGACCGAAGTGCTTCTTCACATGGGACTGTTCCTCGAATGGAACTACCGTTCTCTGCGTGAACACGGCGTAAAGCCTCTCTGCAGCACTGATCCGAAAGACCACAACCCAATCTGGTGGCAGCGTGGATATGAGAAATTCAACTACTACGGCTATACGGCAGCCCAGATCTTCCCAAAGGCTGGCGACTTGCTGAAGGTCGAGTACGACAACAAGCTTTATTCAATCACGTCCATCACGGACGAAGTTCCGGAATACGAGTACAAGTGGAGAAAGTATTTCTGGAAACTATTCTTGGAGGTCGCTATCGACGACGGAAAGAAAGTCAGCGAGGATGTCATCAACGATCCGAACCAGGAACACTTCATCGACATGCTCCTCGGTCGCAATACTCTCGGAAGTTCTACGGATCCGAACGATCCGAACGCAAAGGCCGAGGAATCCGGCTACTCGCTCAACGTAGCCAGCACCATAGACGAACTAAAGAAGGACGTGTTGTTCCGTCCTCCTGAAGTCGACAAGTGCGTCGAAGACATTACTAATGACCCGGCAAACTACGCTTGCGGTAACTTACTGGGTCAGTGGTAACTGTATTTAAGCCAGATAATTCTTGTTAGCCATGTCGTTACGACCCTTGATGTGGTCGATTGCGGCATGCACATTCTCCGGTGTGAACGTCGATCCGGTATCGCTATAGATGGCCATGTCGGAGAAGATGTTGCGGATATCCGCAGCAGTAATCTTGGATTCTACCGCATAGTTGAACTCTGCATCAAATTTCGGATCATCGAAATCAGTCGGATTTTCCGGATTGATTTCATTGTCGTTGTAACGGAACAGATAGCGCAGAGCCTTGACGTCCGGATAACCCACTTCGATCGTCTGGTCGATACGGCCACTACGGCACATGATCACCTTGTTGATCTTGTCTGGGTCATTGATAGTTGCGATGAACACGTAAGACACCTGGTCATTCTTTGTCGCCTGGTTAAGGTCGTCGAAGAACTTCAAGTAGGAGCATACGGCATCGTTCTTTTCGGTAAGGTTGCTACGATCCATATCGTCAAGGATAATGATGCAACGCTTGATGGCCTTCACGTAGCTCATCATGCTATTCATCACGTCCTCGTTCTCGATCACGTTCTTGGTGATCTTGAAAGTACACACGTCCGGGAACGCATTGGAAATCTGCTGTGCGCCGATGGTCTTGCCAGTACCGGCATAACCAATCAAGGCGTAGCTGCGAGACAGCTTCTTTTCATGAAGCGTCTTGACACCGTTGATGATTTCCGGAATTGCGTCTGACACGTAGTTTTCCGGAATCGCCTTCGGACGGACAAGTTCGGACAAGTCGCCATTATCGTCAAACGTGAACATGAACTTTTCGGTATCGATGTTGTTCACGAACAGCATGTTCATGAAGTTTTCGATGTTCGTGTTCAGTGCATTGACTTCCTTGCGGCTCAACTCGGTATCGGATGTCGGAATCCAGAAATAGCGCATTTCAGTGCTAGGTTCGTACAGCGTACCAGTACCAGCTTCTTCATCGGAAACCGCATTGACCGACTGGATGAGGTAAAGCTTGACATTGTCGAACAGCACTTCGAAGATTGCGTTGCTCGGTTTGCCCTTGATGATGGCATTGTCGGTGAACTCATAGTTCAGCTCGTAGCTTTCGCCGCCGTCCTCGTCACGAGTCCAGTGACGTACGACACCCTTGACGTTGGTGCGCAGCATCTTGATGGAATGTTCCAGCTGGTCTTCGGAAGAGAACCAAGTGGTTTCCTTGCCATCGACAGCCATGTTGACCAGCACGTAGATACTGGAATTAGTCAAGGACAGAGAGTCGTAATTCTGTTTGGAATACTTGGTGTTAATGTCACGGTACTGCTGCATGGACAGCGGCGCGCCGCCTTCAAGCTCGTTGTTCACGATGATGTACATCGTGTCGACGTAGTCCCAGTTAAACGAAATGTGTGAACAGAGGTTATCGCCGATAGAATACAAGGCGAGGCAGTTCTGCATGAAGCCAGCGATCTTGGAAACTTCCTGGGCACCGCTGTGGCGAGCGATCAAGTTGACCATCGTACAAGACAGCAAGAATACCTTCGACATATTCTGCTTCTTGTACAAGCTGACAATTTCCTTCAAGCCTTCGTAGCGGCTCTTTCCTACGATTGTAGACGGAATCGTGATATTCGGAATCGCCTCGATGATGTCATCGATCGTATTTGTCAGTTCCTTGAAGGTATCAAGGGAATCGTCGTCAGTTTTCCTCTTCTTGCCGAAGAAACCCGCGTTGCCGTTGATGCCGAGACGCTGCGCATCGGCGTCTGTTATTAACCCAAAGTTGTTTACAATCTTATCGAACATTAGTTAACCCTATCCATGTCGGTACGAACTTTCTTGATGATGTTACGGACAATCACTACTGCGATGCCCACGTAGACGGCATATTGAGCCTTCATGAGAAACTTGACAAAATGTGATAACATAAAAATCCCGCCTTGATAGACGGGATTAATATAGCAAATCGTAAGATTCTTGGCAACTACGACATCAAATCGGTCATCATGAACGGCTGTGCGGACTGTTCTTGCAGCAACTTGAACAATGCATCCCATTCGGTCTTCGCATCGGTATAGATAGCTTGACCGTTTACCTTTGCTCCACCCGGAAGCGTGATATCGTCCTTCTTGAGGATCTTTCCTAGCTGCATTTCTGCACGAGCGACTACCATGTCACAGAACAACGGGTTGGCGAACACTTCGTACTTCTTCGCCTTGACGTAGACCGTTGCCAGCGCAATACGGTCTGACTTAGGAGTAGGATAGACCCTGAGTATATGGTCTACCGGATGCAGCTTGATATTATACTGCGTACCGACAATTTTCTTCACGTCGTTCAAGTAACGGATAGCTCCGGCGTAAGTCACCAAGTCGAACTGACCGAGACCACCAAGACCAGCGCCACCGACACCCATGAGCGATTCACCGGGGCCGACGTCCCATGCCATCATCGGAGAGAACGTGTTACCGTAGGAAGGCTGCACGTCGATAACTTCCATGATGTTGTCCGGAACACGGTACTGGATGATACCAGCACGCAGAGGAATCTTCAAGATATCCTTGTAAGACGCCTCGTCCATATTGATACGGTAGAACCATCTCAGCGTATCATTGATGGCCAGATGGATATGGCCAAGGCCGCCTCGTTCTTCCACGACCATCTCAATTTCCGTCACGGGGTAACCCATGCGGCTCTTGACGTATTCGACCATGTCATCTGTGGTAATAAGTTCCATAGCAAATCCTTATGCCGTAAACTGGCTGTACTTGTAGATAATAGTCGTCATCGCCTCGTCGAAATCGGCGAAAGCGTTCTTGACGCCTTCCGGGAACTTCGGATTCTTGGAACACGCTTGATTCATGTGACGATTGATCTTCTTAAGCAAAGCAAGGGTATCCTTGTCCTTCAAGCCAGAACCAGAACTGACATTTGGGAATTCCTTGTCACACGGCTTTCCAGTCAGTGCGATATAGGTCTCGGCCAGCTTGTCGCCGGTATCACGGCACAGCTCGTAAGCCTCGTTGAGGAGTTCATGCTTATGATTAGTATCAGTATTCCAGTGCAACTGATTAAGCACATTGCTTTCGACCAGAAGCCACACGGCAAGATCCTTCAGAGTATCGTAACCGCCTCCGAGACCGTCTTCGGCTTCCATACGAGGTGTAAAAGCTGCAGCTACCAGCCCAGCCTTCGATCCACATACATCAGCAATAGATTCAAGGAATAGTTGTTGAAACGCCATTATCTGCCTTCAAACTTTCATCTGTAGGCAGTTTATCGGTTTCTACCGGATGTTCTTCGCTCCATTTGGCAGCATACTTGACAATCCAGTCAATTCGGGCAGCTTCGCCCAAGTCGTGGCCAGCCTTTTCGGACTCGATCCACTTATGTTTTTCGATCTCTTCGATTTGCAATAAGTTACGTTCTCGCAAGTCCATAGTGCCCCCTTCTCTTAATATAGCTTATCGCAACGAGAAAAGGTCGACTTGGGCTACAAGTCGACTTTTATTTACATTCAAAGTAAATAATGGTTTACTCTTCCGCCGGTTTCTCGGTAGGATCGGTCTGGACTTCCTCGGTCACAGCCTTCTTCTTGCGAGTCTTCTTCGGAGTGGTCGGAATCACGATGGATTCACCAGCTTCCTCACCCACGGAAATCCCGTTGGCAAGAGGAACTTCCTCTTTAGCCACCGGGGCCGTGCCTTCGGTAGTTACCGTCGCTTGGGCGGTGGTCTGTCCGAAGATCATGGAGGAGAAGTCCATAGATTCGAGTTCCTTGAGGAACTGCTGATATTCGTCACGATACTTCGCGATGATATCTTCGTTGATGCCAATATCAACCTTCGGCTTTGTCTCGGCAATCTTGTTACGGATGCCAGCAAGGATCAGTGCGTCTTCACGACCACTCTTGGTAGCAACGGCCTTGCCGCCAACTTGTTCAACAATAGGTGCCACCTTAGCGACGGTAGCGCCGGGGATCTTGATGGATGCGGGAACCTTGGCCTTGACGACTGTCGGCTTCTGTTGTACGGCGGAAGTAACCTTCAGCCTAGCTATTAGATTGCTCATCTTCTCGTTTCCTTTGGAAATAAGCATCGTACGGATGCTTGTTGTTAGTTTCGTTTATAATATTGAACGTCTTAAGATTGTCGTCACGGTGCATGTATTCGTCGCCCTGTTCGGCCCGAATCATTTCCATCGCCTTCGACATCGTAGGAACGCCTTCAACCTTTACCGGAGTATCGTCGTACTCACGGTCTTCGAAAAACTGCTTGAGACGATCCAGTTTGGGAACTGAAATATTCGCCCTCGGCATACCCGGAAGCTGCTGGTTCTCGGATGCCTTGCAATCAGCGACTTTCTTTTTCAGCAATGCGTCAAAATCCAGCATTAGACTTCCTTTGTCTCCAGCGCAATCATCGTGTCGGAAAAATTGGTGCGGACACCGAATGCGCCGTTCTGTCCTTCGTTATACAGCACGAAGTAGATTGAATAAATTGTCTTGTCGTCAAACGCAGTCTTTGCACTTACAAAGCGATGATACTGCGTAGACGTGTGATAGGTGAAATACAGACGCTGGTCTTGCATTCCCCAGTCGAACCACACGGTCTCTGCTGGGATAACAGTTCCGTCGGAAAGCGTCACGTCGTTCGGATTGAACAAGTACTGGAACACAGTATCCGTATTCGGATTCTTGAACTGCAGCGTCGCCTTGAACGTGTAGGACGATTCTACCTTACCTTCCTTGTTATCTCCGAACCAGTTGAGGATATGAGACCAGTCAGTATTCGGTGCATAGCCATCCGGAGCGTAGCTTCCGTTACCCGGAGCCATGTCTGGAACAAACTCACGAGCACTGTCGTTCACGGCAACGAAGTCACGGTTCAATCCGCTATAATCGTGCTCGAACGAAGTGTCCTCATCGAAGTTCAAGTGAATCAAGTCGAACGACGGAACTTCTGGCGGACGGTTGACATCGCCAACGATGATATCTTCCCAGTCATAGATAGGAATAGGATCGCCATCTTCGTCCTTGATCAATTCTCCATTGGCGTCACGCTTGTAACCCTTAAGAATCGGATTGTAGCCAGACACGATATTGCCGACCTTGTTCCTACCAGTGATATCGTCATCGGTATGGTAGGTTAGGTCATAGTAGTTCATCGTCTCGTCCTTCCAGACTTCGTCGCCGTCCTCGTCAGTCTTACGCACGAGAGTGCGTGTGAACGTCTTCAACAAAGACCAACCTTCACGGATAGAAGGCTCGATGGTTTCCCATAGATGCTTCTTCTGTCTAGCGATTTCATCCGGATACACGAACACTTGGAGAGAATCAATAAGTTCGTTGTTGATATTGAAATTCATCTGGGCATACTTGATGATAGCCGGGATTTCGTACTTACGGTGATACACGCCGTGAGCCTCGATCGTGTAGGTCGTCTTGTAGTACTGATATTCCTTACTGTCAGAATTCTTCTCGTCCTCGATAGAATCAGCCCACGTAACCGTAAACGGAATCGGTCGTTCGATTTCCGGAGCGAAGTCGAATTCCTTGATACGGACAGCACGGTACATGTTGAAGTACGCCTCGATGTTTTCCTTGAGCTGGAAATAGTCGGAAAGGTCGTTCGACAGAACCGTCATCTCGAACTTGAACACTTGCGGAACCGGCTGGATATCTCTGATGAATCTGTTCAGCGTCGTAGACAAGATCTCACGAGCGTAGCACGGCTGAACCATGTTCGCCTGGTCATGATTGTTCCCGGTAAACCGGAAACCGATGATAGGCACCGGCATGGGCTCTTGGCTAGTCTGCGTAGACGCAACCAAGTTCGCAAAGTTCAAGCTGCTATGGGTAACGATAGGTACGGCAACCGTACGGTCAGATTCCGTGCGTGAAATGTCCTTGTATTTTTTGACACGAAGATTGTTGAATACGTCCATCAACGCAATCATTATCTTCTCAATTTCTCTAACGTAGTAGTACGGTGTCATGTCATGCCCTTCTTACGGTATCAGTTTATCAGTTCGGTCTTGGATGGAAATGATAAACTACGGTCATAAAGCTAGGAGACCACAATGCGTCAAGCAAACGAATCAGAAAAGTACTTCATCTACAAGACACGCCAGTTGATGACCGATATCAACAAGGCGAAGCTGGAAGGCGTTATCAAGGCGTTCGGCTTGATCCATGACGTCGACACGAACCTCACCGAAAGCGACACCGCAAAGTTCGAATCGATCGAGACTCTGGAACAGATGCGTGGCGATACCGAACCGAAGGTGTTCCTCGAATCTCTCGTCGGCGACGTGATCCGTTCAGCCGGGACAGAAGGATTCGCTAAGGCACGCAAGAGCCTCAACTACTACAGAAACTGGCTCAACGCACAATCGGTCGTGTGAAACGGTTCAAATTTTCTTCATGTAGTTACGCCTATCTGCAAGTCGGGCATATCTTTGACCAATAGGACAGAGAACTCGGTTATGTCACCTTTAGTGACGTCATCGTTCATGAAGAACGCATCATGTCCGCTATCCGGCCAGTTGACACGGAACGTTATGACGGGCAATGTGCCGGACGAGTCAATAACGTATTGCGAACCACCCAATAGGGAGGTTTGCCAGTAGAAACCGTTAGTTTCGAACTTGGTCGTATCAAAATGATTCTCGTCGAAACCGAGCTTATTCTTGTCGCTCCATGAGTTCACCCTCTCCAGTGCGGCTTCGTATGCAGTCTGGTACGGCGTTTCATTGGTGTACTCGATGCCAGGATTGTATAGATCAAAACGTGAAATTCTCAGTTCGCTGCTCGTTTTCAAGGCGTCTATCATGTCCACGATATCGTCGTACGTGGGGAGCCGGCATCCGTCGGGTATATAATCCTTCACCTTGTCAGCCGTATACCAGAACGCGCCTTCTTTTCCTGTATTCTTGGAAATGCCGGTATCTTTCCCGTTCAGCAACGCTCGTTCGAGCTTGTCGCGGCCCCCGTCAGCAACCCATGTCACGCCAGCTGGAACATATTTGAAGTTTTCCACGGTGAATATCTTGTTGCCCACAGTCACCGTGGCATACTCACGGCCATTCTTGTCCACTATTCGTGGGTCGAACGGTTCTGGCCCAGGTGGGACAGGAGGTGTAGGTCCTGGTGGTACCGGTGGTGTAGGGCCGACCCCGCTATTGATAAGATCGTCAAGCTGCAGTAGCTGACCATTACGGAATGCACATATATTGTATAACTTTCCCATATCAGACGGTTTATAAGAAAGCGCCAAGAAAACTTCTCGGCGCGGTCGTCTAAACGAAAAATGCCATCCGTCGACGGCATTTTTTATGTTTCCTCCTTTTTTGAGTGTTCAACTACTGAATCTGAAGCTGTTTCACTTCCGGTTCAGCATTAGGTTTCGGTTCGACCGTCACGGTAAGCAAGCCATCGGCGTACGTCAACTTGGCGTTGCCGATATCCTTTTCGCTTGCCAACTCGGTGCGGAACTGGGTCTCGGTCTTTCCGACCTTGCGCTTGGCTTCAAGCAGCAAAGTGTACTCGCCGGAGACGGTAACCTTGACGTCTTCCTTTTTCACACCAGGCAGTTCCACATAGAACGTATCGGCCTTTTCGTCACGTTCGGCACGAATGTTCGGCGTACGATACTTGCCCGTACCGCCTTCCAACGACTTCATCATGGACTGGATCTCGTTTCCGAGATTGCAGAAACCGTTAGCAACATTGGATTCACCGAAGTCGAACGGATCGACACCTAAGAAGTTAAACACAGCGGGAAATCTCATATTCATTTTACAACTCCTTTGTAGTTATTAAATTATTTCCTTTGCCAATACATAAGCAAAAAGCGTGCCAAAAACAGAAGGAGGCCGCCTCACGGCGACCTCCAAGGTAGGGTAAAAGGAAGAAAAACCCCTACCTAAGCTTGATCTGGTCCTGATAGTCCTTCTGCTTGATCGGCTCGTTGCCCCAAGCGGATGCGGTAGAACAAATGGAATAGCGGACATTATTGAGCAAGTCGACAACCTCGTCCTTGGTGAGGACTTTCTTGTCCTCGGCGGCCTTGCGGTCTTCCTCAGCGCCCTTTCCGTTAGGATTCTTGGTGATATCGTACTCCATACGGCGATAGTTCTTCTGTCCACGGCCCGGAGTATTGTTCACCATGTCGTCTTCAAGGAACTTGTCTTGCAATTCGGCCAGTTTGTCCTCGGTATGCCAGTACATCTGCTCCTCAGCACGCTTGACGAAGTCCTCCGCCTTGCCGGACTTGATGTCCATGACACCAGGGATGAGGCTCTGGGTCTGTACGTAAATGTCGTGTCTCCAGTCTGGATGGGTATCAAAATTCGTTCCGTACATACCCAATACGTTTCCACTGTTAATCTTCTGAGCCATAGTTTTCGTCCTTGACTTTGCAGATAGTTTATCACAATGGTACACCGTTTGTTTCAAATATGTATAATTTTTATTGCAGAAATAAACTACAAGAAAAGGAATTTCCTATGATTAAGAATCTTTTTGCCGCTATCATCCTCTGTGCAGCGTTCGCCACCGCTTCCGACATGAATGTAGTTCTCTGCAAGGACAAGAACTATGACTGCCAGGTTATCCCTCTACAAGATGTGAAGAAGGTAGAGAAAATAACCAGTGGCGAAGTACTGCGAGTCACGTTCTCATACGGAGGCATACTCGACATCAAGATCCTAGGAAAGACAATCGAAATCAAGAAAAAGAAAAACAAACGTTAAAAATAAAAAAGACCACCGCTTCCGGTGGCCTTCTTTGTAATAGGCGAGAACCTATTTCTTTTCTTCTACAGCTTTCTTTGCTTCGGCAGCCTTCTGCTTGCGTGCCGCCAAGATTCGCTTGGCTTCCTTGCATGCAGATTCCTCGCTGATGCCTTCCTCGTCGACAAGCTTCTTCGCAAGCTCGATGACCTTGTCGTCCATGTACGGATCTACCTTTTCGAGTGCATCGACGGCTTCGGACAAGTTGCCGTGATCCATCGCCAAGTGGGCGTTGATCTCGTCCTTCTGGCGTTTCTCCTCACGTTCGATCACACCAGCATATTCGTCGATGTTGACGCACGTATGGAGAATGTTCTCGTTAAGCGAGGTGAACTTGATGTACTTTGACTTCTTCTTGAGGTCTGTAACTTGCTGCATGAACGCACGAGAAACGATCTGTCCCAAGTAGTAGTAAGGATCCTTGTTCTTGGAATTCTCCGCCATCTTGTTCGGATCGAACGAATGGCAGTACTTCAGTGCGCAGAACTGGGCACGAGCGTACATTTCCTCCTTCCAAGTATCCGTGTACTTGCGCCACGACATCATGCCAGCCGTCTTCTTGATGACGACCTGGATAGCGGTGGCGAGGTCATCCGATACCGGATAGCCCTTGCCGTACATTTCCACATCTTTCTTGTGTTCAAGTAGAAGGCGAGTAAGATAGTCCTTGTCGATCTTGTCGTACTTCATCGAGGCGACGGTCTGACGACCCTTTTCGTCGAAGACTGCCGGATTGGCCGGGCGTTTCTTGGGCCCGTTAATGTTCTTGTTAGCCATAATAAACCAAACTTTACATCTAAGGGTTAAATTAGTTCAATTTAACACGAAATTACGTTGGCGAGAACTTTCATCTTGGAATCGTTGAAATTGTCTCCATATACTACTGGATCCAATGTCATCACGATCTTCTTGTTTGACGGCACGTCTACAATCGCATCAAAATTGATCATCGTATACGGAACTGTCTTATCCCAGCAATACGTCATTTTCGTACCACCAACAATCAAGTCAAAACGAGTCAGCTCGGTTGCGGTATCATACTTAGTGCTCGTGATATCAACCGCAATATGCAGCTTCACTTGTTCGACACCATCATCAACAGTAAACAGCGTAATAGGCTCATCTGGATTGACATCCTCATTGAATATTTCTGCATACGGCTGAATTGTCACAGCATACAACTGACCATTTTCATCAATCTTGATAGTGCTATCATCAACCTTTACATAAACAGCGTCATCCGCATCTCGTTCAAGACCACCATTTTCCTTCAACTTCAGACGAGCAAACAGCTTACCTTCGGCGTTAATACCCATAGTTACAGTATCAATCTGCAGATGAATAACGCCTGAGTCATCAATAGAAATAGCACCAATATCATCACACGGAACACCAGTTCCGTTACATACTGCACACTTTTTGCCAGTAGCCGTCTTACCAGTTCCAGCACAAGCAGCGCATTCGATCTTTGCGCCGTCCAACTGAGACACGGCCATGTACTTGTCGTAATCGCCGATCGGATACGGAGCCCTCACAGTCACACGCTTATTTTCCGATTCATATTGCGTGATAGGCAACCAGTCACGCAATTCTTCCGGGATGGAACATAGTTCGCCATCGTACCATCCACTCTTATCAAGTTCCCAGATTTTGATTAAACTCAAGTCGGCCATCTTTATCTCCTTAAAACCTTTTCGTCATCAGTGGCTATGCCATAATTGCCAGCCGGTTGCTTATGCTTATCGACAGTCTCATCGTCAGTGACGAGAACATCGATTGTATCCGGCCAGATACAGTACGGATCGTACTTGTTATATTCTTCAACAAACTGCGACTTAGACATTGCCGTAGTGTAATAGGCGACACCGAACAAGTGCGGCATGCCTTGCAGATAATGTTCTTCGACATCCTCATCACCGATCGCCGCAGTAGTCTTCCAGCCAGTTTCCATGTCGGCACAAGTCGTGCGAAGGATGTGAGGACTGTCCGGATCATCATAGCAGTGCGCCAGCAAGTTCGTAGTACACTTGATGCGCCAAGGCTGGTAAAGTGTATATTCATTCAAGTTATGCTGTGTCCAAGTATCGTCGCAGATACCGAACGAGTCGGCACCGTCACCGCTGGCAATCACGCCAGTAGTCACATTGAACCAGTCATGTTCATTCACATCCACCAGATTCTCGGTAGCCTTGCCCTTCACGTGCAAGTGGTAGACGTAGTAATCCATTCCGTTCTGCTGAGTACCAGAGCCTATATATGCATACAAGTGCCAGCTCTTCTTCTCATATCTCCAGAACTTGATAGTAAATCCGTTGCTGTCATTGCTGCTAGTGTAGTCACTCGTCATACGAAGGTTGTACACACGAGGAATGTCGCATATTCCAGTACACATCGGCGAACGGATACATTCCGGATCCTCGATATATTGGCGATGTTCAACAAGGCCAAGACCGAAATCAACTTCAAAGTCTTCGTTTGCCACAGTACAGTCGTCCTTCACTGGGTCACCCGGAGTCCTACCCTTATTACCGATGAGAGCGTCTTCCTCTCCCATACGGATCTGGTAGTCAGTAATCTTAAACTGATTTTCCTCTTTATTCGGTGCAATAGACGCATCGGCGCACATCACCTTCACGGTACGCTGCAGATGATGCAAATAGCATGACGGAGTCAAGAAGAAATAGTCGATGTGGAACACGCCACCGCATTCGCAGAAATCAATATCGTTCTGAACTATGATATTGTCTGTCAAGTCGACCGTAGTTCCGTCAACCATATCATCAGTAATATCGGCGAGCTTTTCCCAAGTACCGCATTTTACCAAATAGATGCCATCGTCACCAGTCTGGTTCAATAAGGCGACAACCTTGCCGGGTTCCACCTTGTAATTACAAATAGTT